TTCTGGCTGGACCTGAAGAACGACACCGAGAACACCTCCACCGACGACCCGGCGCAGGAATCGGTTCCCAAGAACACCGGCGCCAGTTCCGAAATCCAGGTTCGCCTGAACCGGAACCAGTCGTGGTCCACCATGGATCTGACCGGCGAGCTGGCTGGCAGCGACCCCATGGAATCCATCGCCCGCCGTGTGGCCGCCTACTGGACCCGTCGTCTGCAGGCCGCTTTCATCGCCACGCAGAATGGCGTCTATGCGATGAACGCTGCTGTGCCCGCTGGTGGCAGCACGCACACGCAAAACGACATGACGCACGACATCTCCGGTTCGGCGTTCGTGGACGGCGTCACCAACTTCTCGGCCGAAGCCTTCATCGACACTCAGCAAACCATGGGCGACGCCCAGGACCTGCTGTCGCTGGTGGTGATGCACTCCATCGTGTACACCCGCGCCAAGAAGAACAACCTCATCGATTTCATCCCCGATGCGGTGAACCCCAATGCGCAGGCCGTGCCCACCTTCCTCGGCCGCCGTGTGGTGGTCGACGACGGCACGCCGCGCAATGGTGGCGTCTTCCAGACGTTCCTGTACAGCGCGGGAGCCTACGGCTTCGGTTCGGCACCTCCCCCGGTCGCCACTGAGTTCGACCGCAAGCCCTCCACGGGTAACGGTGGCGGCCAGGACATCCTGCACAACCGTGTGCAGTGGATCATCCACCCTGTCGGTCATGCTTACGTCGGCACCCCGCCCAACGGCGGCCCCTCCAACGACGCCACGACGAACAACCTCGCCAACGCTGCCTCCTGGGCACGGCGCTTCCCCGAGCGCAAGCAGATCCGCATGGCGCGGCTGATCACCCGGGAATTCTAATCCCAATTTCAGGCATCGCGAAGGCGATCGCGTGCGTCATAGCACCCGCCTGCTAGAATGGGTGCAGGCTCAGATGGCGCGCCTGAGTATGACTGCCGATCAAATCTTCGGTCTGCTGCGCACCAACTCTGCCAAGACTGTGGAGCAGATGGAGCCCACGGAACCGACGGACACTCCTTAAAGGAATTATGCCATGAGCGAGCAACTGATTGAAACGCTGAAGAAGCTGGACCCCGAGAATGCTGCGCATTGGGTGAAGGCTGACGGCCTGCCTGCTGTGCAAGTCGTCAGCATGCTGCATGGTTTCCCCGTGACCCGCGAGGACATCACGACGGCTGCACCCGATCTGAAGAAGGACAACGCCAAAACCTATTTTGGCGCGGCCCAGGCGCCCGCAGGCGGCGAGCCAGCCCCTGGGGGTGTGGCTACCACCGAGCAGCCTGCTGGCAGCGAGCCTGCGCCCGCCCTGCCCACGGCAAGCACCGTCCCTACCGAACCCACGGTAGCCACAGATCCCGCTGCGGCTGCGGACCTGCCTTCGGCGTATACAGCCGATCTCAAGGACGTGCATGGCGACAAGAGCGTCGTTGAGCTGCTGCGCGCCGAGTTGGCAGAGCTGGATGAAGGCGTTGCCCAGCTCAACCGCGTGCAAGATGAGCTCAATGCCCAGCGCAAGAAGCTCAATGCCGAGCGCGACGACATCCTCAACCGCATCACGGAACTGACGGTGAGCGACGAAGTGGACGCGAACCAAGGCTACTTCGCTGCGCAGCAACGTCTGCGCGAGCAGAAGGCCGAGCAGGTCAAGGCGTGGAAGGAAAGCGGACTGACGCTGAAGCAGATCCAGGCCGTGATCCCGCAGAAGTCTCCTATCGACCGTGCACTGGCCGGTGCGCGCAAGGGATAAACCATGACGCTGAAGCCATACCTCGAGGACCAAAAGTTCCGCGCTATTGAAGCTGCGGTTCGCGCGAGCGCTGGAATGGTTCCCGGGGTAGGCTTCACCCTTCCTCTCACACTGCAGCTCTGTATCGTGGCGAAGGCCAATACTGCAGCAAAGAGCAATGCGCTTACAGTCAACGGACGAAACTTCGGTGCACCAGCTATGCAAGCTGGTCAAGTGTACCGCTACGATTTTTTCAGCAAGGGCTCTATTGCTTCTTGCGCTGCTGAATATACCCTTGCCGTCAACATAGGCTTGGGCCGCTATTACAAGCTGGATAGCGGAGTTGTCCCACCTGACCCTCCGGGTGCACTGCGCGACAGTGACAACAGCATGATGCTCGATGAGAACAATTCGCCATTGGAGGCTTAAATGGGAAAACTGAACACTTATCCGGTCCTGGAAAACCTGCCAGCAAACTTCCAGTTCCTTGGCATCGTGCCTGGAACTGGAAGTGCATTTGCGACCAATCTGCTCCCGAAGAGCCTTCTGCCTTCTGGTGGCGGCGGTGGTGGCGGACGTTCCACGAACTGGCACGGCTATTATGGCATGCTTTCTGTCATGAGCCCTCAGGGCGGAATGCCTATTCCGCTGGCCGTCGCGTCGACTGTCAACGATCCTGATTCCTGGGACAATGGCGCCGGGAAAATCATTGTCCCGGCAGGCGTGGAAATCATCAGCGTCAGTCTTGGCACACAGCTGATGACGGCTGGTGGAACGCGCCCCTCGGCAACCTGGGAGGTGACGGGCAAAACAATCACCGCGTTCGGTACGGCTGCAAGCTCTGACGCATCCTCCCTCGTGCAATTGGATCTCGGCATCTTCGCTGTCACTGCGGGAGAAGAACTGGAGTTCATTCTCAGCTCTGGCGAAAATGCGCAGATGGCTGCTGGCCTTGTTGCGATCAATGTGCTGCAAGGTTCCATCTTGGGGACGTAAGGAGTAGTCATGCCTCTGGTTGTAGAAGACGGTACGGGCGTCACTGGCGCCAACGCCTATGCAGATGTTGCAGCAGTCGACACCTATTTCCTCAACCTCGCGAATGCAGTATGGGCGGCCCTAGCTACGCCCGCGAAGGAAGCGGCCATCATAGCCGCGACCCAATATATGGACCTAGTGTGGTCAAAGGTAGCGCCCGGTCGCAAGTACAAGGATACGCAGGGCCTCGCATGGCCGCGCCTGCTGTGCTGCGAAGACACCGAGCCAGCAGTCTTTCCCGCTGCGTTGGTGACAGCGTGCGCCGAGTACGCTGTGCGCGCCAGCGCTGGGCCACTGGCGCCTGACCCAGAATACGATGCCAGCGGTCGACAACCAACAATGTCGAAGGACAAGGTTGGCCCGCTGGAAGAAGAGCGACGATGGCTCGGCATCAAGCAGCCGATTGCCCCTACGCTGTTCAAACCGTATCCAATCCCCGACGCGATGATGCGTTCATTCTTGCCATCCACTGGAAAGTCTGGCAGGCTCGTTCGTTAATATCAGAGCCCGGCTGCTATACTTGGCGCAGGAGCTGATATGGCAGATTTCTACGCTGGCAAGATACTGATGGCAAAGCGGCTGATCACCAAGTATGGTCAGGCCATCACGTATCGTCAGGTAAAGGATGGCGTGCCGGACCCGACCAAGCCGTGGAACGTTGGCCCAGTGACAACGGACTACCTCGGAGTTAAGGTTGCGTTCCTGCCTACAGATCGCTATGCGTTTGAGTCGTTCGGCATGCCAGCTAAAGAAGATTGGTCTGTACCGCACGGCTTTGAACTCGGCTACATGGCCGCACAAGAATTCTCGCCAACCTTGAAGGATGTTATTCTTCGGGGAACGACAGGGGTTGTTCATTCGATAGACAACTTCGTAGAAATAGGGCCAGACGGACGTGACATCCTGTACGTCCTTCTGTTAAGCAAATGAGCTGCCATTCCTTTGAACAAGCCCGGGACGAAGTGTACGAGCTGCTCATGGATGCATGGACGGCGGGTGCACCTGCAGTCTGCGGGTACGTGCCAAAGATGTTTTGGAAGGAAGTCACTCCGGACGAGATCCCCAACAAGAGCCAGTATTGGGTCAAGTTTGCAGTGAACCCTGTCATATCTCCTCAAACCGCGCTAGGCATGGGCACGGCGCCAGAAGGCAATCGGCGATTTACCACATACGGTCTCGTCATTGCTCAGGTAATGTGCCCGGCCAATCTGGTGGAGGCGTCACTGATTGGCATAAGGCTTTCGCAGATAGTTCAATCTGCATTACGGCGGAAATCCACTCCGAACAATGTGTGGTTCCGCAACGCCAGGATAAACCTTCTTGATCAGAAAGAAGGGTACGAACGGTTTAACGTCGTAGCCGAAATGCAATACGACGAGATTGCTTAATGGAGTGAATCATGGCAACTTGCGAAAGCCGGAAGGTTGACAGCAATATCACGGGCCTCTCTTTCGCTGAAGAAGAGTGCCTGCTTCAACTTCCCGTCGCTGGCTCAGCAACAGCAGCAACGGGCACCCTGACAGTGAATGCGCTGCCTGCAGACGGTGATACGATCACGGTTGCTGGCACGGTGTTCACGTTTGCGGACGCTACGCCCGGCGCTGGCGAAATCCTCATCGGCGCGTCTGTCGGTGCAACTGCAACCAACATCGCAACGGCAATTGCCGCGCTGGCCTCGGTCAACGCTGCGGCTGTCGGTGCCGTTGTGAACATCAGCGCCGACGTGGCTGGTTCCGCTGGCAACGCCATCGGCATTGCCTCGTCCACCGGCAACGTTGCCGCCAGCGGCACCACGCTGTCTGGCGGTGCTGACGCGAGCGGCGGCCCCGAGTGGTATGGCCGTGAGCCCAACAGCTACGCCGATCTGGGCGGCGAGAATACGTCGGTTGCCCGCAGCCCGATCGATCCGTCGCGGCAGAACAAGAAGGGCACGGTTGTTGACCTGGATGCCAGCGGCGGCTGGAACGAGGACTTCACCAAGTCCAACATGACGCGCCTGCTGCAAGGCTTCTTCTTTGCCGACGCGCGCGAGCCGGTGTCCACGCGACCGCTGAACGGAACCCGTGTGGCTATCACCAACGTCAACGGCGGTTCGAAGCAATTCGAAGTGGACACGACTGGCATGGGCCTTGCGGCTGGCCAGACGCTTTATGTCGAGGGCATGGGCAACTCGGCAAACAACGGTCCCAAGACGGTTTCCGCCGTTGCAAGTGGTTCCGTGACGGTGCTGGAAACGCTGGAGAACGAAGTTCCCCCGGCTACTGCCAGCTTCCGCCGCGTTGGTGGCGTGTTCCCTGTGGGCGACATCGCAATTGCCATTGTCGGCGGTCAGACTGCCCTGCAGTCCACGGCTACCGACTTCACAACCATTGCCGGGTTCATTCCTGGCGCATGGCTGTTTGTTGGCGGCGATGCGACAACCAGCCGCTTCACGAACAATGTCGGCTATGCCCGCATCAAGTCCGTGGCACAGCGCCAAGTG